AAATTGCAAAAAGAAGCAATCGTTTAAAGCTAATCGAAACAGCTTTAAAAAAGGAAAAAAGAGCAGCGCAAAAGTTAGATTATTTTGCGCCAATCAAAGAAAAAGAATTATATTTACAATCTAAAACATAATATTAAAGCAATGGAGTACTACAACACAACAAGCGAAAGCGGTGAGCAATTACAGGCTTTCAAAAAGAAAACCAAAACACAAACAGATAAAATACTGGAGTTCTTTAAAGACCAGCCAGCCGTTGAATACGGTGCAAGTAGAGTACACTTAGCACTATTCGGGAACAACACGCCAATGACTAGCACAAGGCGAAGTATTAGCAACCTTGTTAAAGATGAGAAGCTAGAATACTCTGGTCGAATGAGAAAAGGAAATTACGGAAGAAACGAAAAATTAATTAAATTAAAAACTGTTTAAAATGAGTAAACTTTATCACGCCAAAATTGATTTGGCAAAAATTGACAAAGAAAAAATCTTTGTAGGAAAAAAAGGAAAATACATTGATGTAACTATCTGGCTTAATGATGAGGCTGACAACTACGGAAATACAATGTCTATTCAGCAATCCACAAAGAAGGAGGAAACAAGTATTTATATAGGCAACGGAAAGGAACACCAAAAGCAGGGGGCTAATTCTTCTGAGGAAGTTAAAAAAGATATTGAGCAAACGGACGATTTGCCGTTTTAATTATTTATTAAATGATAGAATTATCAAACGAGGATAATATGCAGCTAATGGCAAGGTATGAAGATAATCACTTCGACCTTGCTATTGTAGACCCTCCTTATGGGATAGATGTAGGAAATCAATCACAGGGTAAAGGTGGAGGTTTAGCAAAGAAAATAAATTATACTGTTAAAGATTGGGATAAATTTGCACCAAACAAAAAATATTTTGAGGAACTAATTAGGGTTTCAAAAAATCAGATTATTTGGGGTGCTAATCATTTTATAGATAAAATACCTTTTGGAAGTCCTTGTTGGATAGTATGGGATAAAGATAATGGTACTACTGATTTTGCTGATTGTGAGTTAGCATACACAAGTTTTAAAACTGCGGTTAGAAAAATAAAATGGAAATGGGCAGGTATGTTGCAACAAGATATGAAAAATAAAGAAGTTAGAATACACCCAACACAAAAACCTATTAAACTTTACGAATGGCTTTTAATGAACTACGCAAAAGAAGGAGATAAGATACTTGACACACATTTAGGAAGTGCATCAATAGCTTTAGCGTGCCACAATTTAGGTTACGACCTTACAGCTTGCGAATTGGATGCCGAATACTTTAAAGCTGCTCAAAAGAGGCTAAAACAACATCAGCAGCAAATGACAATTTTTGATGTTTTATAGTAAATAATTTATATTTTTGACGAATGATTAGTTGCGTTAATCAAACAACATTTTTATTTAACCCTTTTTTGGTGGACAGGACGCAACCCTTGAAGCCGAATGAGGGTTTTTTTTATACTAATAATTTATACTATGATTACAAAATTTATATCGAGAGGTGAAGAGGAATGTGAAATTGAGTTTTTAATAACTTCAAACAGGTTAAAAATTGAGATTGAACATTTTAATCCATATTGCCCACAGGAAAAGCATCAAGTAGAATTATCAAAAGAAGATTTGTTTGAATTAATAGGTCAGCTTTTACGCATTCAGTCAAAACTTAAAAACGATATTAAGTAATGGCTGCTAATAAAAAAACTTTTATCTTTTATTCCGATTGGGTAAATATGATAAGAGAGATGCCAGATAAAGACGCTGGAGAGCTACTAAAGCACATTTTAAGCTATGTAAACGACGAAGAACCATCAACGGACAACCTATTAGTTAAAATGGCTTTCGGTCATATTATGCCTATGCTAAAGGCTGATTTGCAAAAGTGGGATAAACAACTAAAGACTTATAGCGATATGGGTAAGAAATCAGCAGCTAGCAGAGGTAAAAATAAGGTTGAACCTACGTTAACCAAAGTTCAACCTACGTCAACTGTTAATGTTAATGTTAATGATAATGTTAATGTAAACGTTAATGAGAATAAAGATAAAGAGGCGGTTTTTAAAAAAACCTTGCTAACATTTCAAGAAAACTATACTTTAGAATTACTTGAAAAGTTCTTTTTGTACTGGACTGAGAAAAATCCAAACGGTAAAAAAATGAAGTTTGAAATGCAAAAGACTTTTGATATCGAAAGGCGGTTATTGACTTGGTCGAAAAACGAAAAAAACTTTAACGGTAATAGCAACGGAAAAATGACCCTAGAAAGAAAGCAAGAATTGAACAGAAATATTTTAAGTGAATTAATGGAGGGCAAAAAATGAGCAATTTATCAATCATAGAACGTTACGATTTTAAAAACCTTTCTCCAGACCTTACAAAAAGTCAATTAGAAATTATTAATGCTAGGAGGTCTGAAACGGTTAAAAGTTTGATTATAGAAAATAGTGCTTTGTTTTACGCTGAAATTTTAAAAGCGTTTGATTTGGCTTTAATGCTTGCTGGCCATAAGAAAGAAGAAAGCGACTATTTTAATCAAGTAAAGGCGTGTTCAAAGGCGTTAGAAAGTAATTTTAACATTGGAAAGTATGGAAGTATAACAGTCAATGAACTAAATATAGCGGTTGAAAGGGGTTGTTCTGGTCAATACGGTGAGTTTATGGGTATAAATTACGTTACTTTGAATAAATTTATTTTAGGCTATGTCCAAGAAATGAACGAGGCAATAACAAAGCAGCGACTCCACGAAGCGAATCTAAAATGGGATGCGCAGCAAGAAGAAAAGGCTATCAAAGCTCGTAAGGATTACGAAAAGAGTTTTGTCGGAATGATAGAAGCGGACAAAGCGAAGAAGAAAAAAGAACCCACAAAAATGGTTAATGATTACGGTTCTCAAAAGTTTATTCAATTGCAAAAAGAGGGAACGATTAACCTAACTGAGATAGAGGTAACCAAATTAAAAGAGCGCACTTTGTTAGCATATGCAAAAGAAGTTAGCGAAGCCCGAAAGCTAGTCATTAGAAAACGTGCAGCTACGACAGGCGATAAAATTAAACCAGTTTTTAGGTTGGACAACGAAGAAAGCGAGCGAGCATCGAAGAATAGAATATTTAGGTTACTAGCTTACAACGAATATTTAAAAGGGTAATAAAAAAAATGGATTTCAATTCTGATTTTAAATACGATTTAAAGGTAGGTCAAGTTGCTGAAAAATACCTTTCTGAAATTCTTAGTAATAAAAAGGTTGAAGTTAAAAATGACCTGCAAGCGCATAAAACTGGAAATGTTTTTATTGAGTATTTTTCCAGAGGTAAACTAAGCGGAATTTCAATATCAGAGGCAGAATTTTATTGCATTGTAATTCAAAAAACACTTATAATTTTGCCATCAAAAAACCTGAAAACTTTGTGCAGGAAATACATTGGCTCAAAACGAGATATAAAAGGAGGAGATAACAATACTAGTAAAGGAATATTACTTCCTGTGATTGACTTATTAAAATGAAAGGCTGGAGGAAATGCAAATTTAAAGGATGTCAAAAGGAGTTTGAGAAGTTAAGACCTTTACAAAGTACTTGCTCAGTTCAATGCGCTTTAAACCATTCTAAAGACTTAAAAGCAGAAAAGGAAAAAAAAGACTGGAGAAAGAAAAAAGCTGAGTTAAAAGAGCAAATCATTTCTTTGTCTGCATACAAAAAGCTACTCCAAATTGTCATTAACAAAATAGCCAGAGAAATAGACTTTTGCCAACCTTGCATCTCTTGCGGCAATCCAAAACCAAAGAAGAAAAACGCGGGGCATTATCATTCGGTGGGTGCTAATCCTTCGGTTCGGTTTAACCTTATGAATATCTATCTGCAGTGCGAACATTGTAACAGTTATTTATCTGGAAATTTAATTAACTACTCAAAAAATTTACAAGAAACATTCGGGGTTGATTTGTTTGAATACATAAATTTTGGAATCATCGCAGAGTATCCAGTATTGAAACCAAGCAAAGAAGAAGTAAAAGAGGCTATAAAACGAGCAAAGGAGTTTAACAAGACACTAACTAATGAACGACTAAGCAAAGACGATAGAATAGCCCTAAGAATAGCAGCTAATAAATTTATTGGATTATACCAACAAAAAAGCCCCGAATAAACGAGGCTCTTTTTAACTAAAACAGGATATGAGCGTAAAGCATAACGCCCTAACAAGACTGCAAAGCTAATTAAATTATTGAACCAGCAGCAGCCAAAGCAAGCAAATCAAATTATATTTTTATCGACTTTAGATAATTTATTTTTAATTAATATTATAAAAAGCGCAATTTGTATAATATTTATATTATATTTGTTCTGTAGAAAGGAAATAACTACTACAAAAGTTCTTTGAGATAGTTGATAATGAAGTTGTGATTAAGGGAAACAAGACGTGAAGCCCTGAACGAGAGTTTAAGTATCGAAATGCTGGCATAGGCTTAATTGCTATTTTGCTCCCTTCTTAGTGAAGGATAGAGAAAGAAACGGTTACAGGATAACTTTAAGAATAAGTATACCGAAGCGAGGCAAGTGGTATTACCACCGAAAGGTAAAAGCTCAAAAGGCTGGTAATAAATCGTAATCTGCTTATGGACGAACTTGTAAACGAATTAATACCGACTGAAACATAAGAGCATTAAGTTGCTTCTATCTCATTGAATTTTTTAAATAAAAATATTTATAACAAAAACAAACAAAGCAAGATTATGAAGTTGATTGAAAAGTTAAAGCCAGAATACAGACAAATTTTAGACGAGCAAAAAAACTATTTTCCTGCTACGGTTGGGGGAATTTTATTGGCTTTTTATGAATTGGAATTTGTTATTGACATAAAATACGGCATTTGGTCAGACGTTAAGTCTATGACAAAAGTAGAATCAGCGTTTGAATTATTTAATGAAAAAACTGATTAGATGAAAGTGAATCTAAAAATAAAAGCGCAGTACCTTGAAAACTCAGAGCCAATGAACTGGGATGGCAAAGGTTTCGTTCCTCAGAACTGGAGGAAAAAAGGAATCCAGATTTTTGACATTGAAGTTGATAATGATATGATTATGCATTCAACGAAAATGGAGCAGCACATTAAAGAACTGCTAAAATTTCAAGGTTCAAGCGATTGGAAGTATGAATACATAGACCATTCAATTGAATATTTAAAGCCAATTAGTTTAAGTTGTTTAAGACTTTACGAATTAATTAAAAAAGAATATTAAAATACAGCAAATGAATTACCACAAAATAACCTGGAAAGAAAGCGGAGAAACCGAAGAGTGCAAGACGTTTAAAACAGCTTGTAGCATCGTCAACCTAAACTACCAGAGCGAACTAAATAAACGCTCTAAGCAAAAGACCAAAACTATCGACACAGCTTCGGTAAAGGTGGAGCAAAAAGTAATGCGTAAATAAATTAATTTTTTATTATGACTGAGAAAGAATTTCAAGAAATGAATGATTTTGAAGACGGACTAGAAAGCGCAATAAACACCGTTACCAAAATAGTAGCGGTTTTTGTTGGTATTGTTTTAGCAACTGTTGTGTATTACTTAATATTTTAAAAGCTAAAAAATGGAAATAGTAAAAATTTCTAAGATAAAACCAAACGAAGACAACCCAAGATTAATTAAAGACGATAAATTTAAGAAGCTGGTTAAGTCTATTAAAACCTTCCCAGAAATGCTTGAATTAAGACCTATTGTAGTGAATAACGATATGGTAGTATTGGGCGGCAATATGAGGTTAAAAGCCTGTAAAGAAGCAGGATTAAAAGAAGTTCCAATTATCAAAGCCGAAAACCTAACGGAAGAACAACAAAGAGAATTTATTGTAAAAGATAACGTAGGCTTTGGAGAATGGAATTGGGATGTACTTGCTAATGAGTGGGAAAATCAGGAATTGGTTTTGTGGGGTTTAGATTTGCCTAATTTAAACTTAGATGATGAAGAATACACCACAAAGGTAGCTAGTCCAATATATGAGACTAAAGGCATTAAACCAAAAGAGTCTGACCTTTACAACTTAGACAAATACAATGAACTTATAAAAGAGATTGAAAATCTAAATCTAACAAAAGAGGAGGAGTTATTTTTAAAATTATCTGCAGGGAGGCACATTGAGTTTAGTTACTCAAAAATAGCAGATTACTATGCACATTCAAATAATGAGATTCAGGAGTTAATGGAGAGTTCTGCATTGGTTATTATTGATTATGAGAAAGCAATTGAAAAGGGGTTTGTAGATTTACATAGAACAATAGAAATATTATCTAATACAGATGGATGATTTTGTAGTTTTTATATTATCTCACGGAAGAGCAAAAAGTATTTCAACTTTAAAATCTTTGAGGAGTTCAAATTATAGTGGAAAGGTCATAATAGTAATAGATAATGAAGATGAGAGCTCTCCGAATTACTTTGATAATTTTGAAGATGTTGAGATGTTTGATAAGTTTGAGGTGTCAAAAACATTTGATGAGGCTGACAATTTTAAAGACAGAAGGGCAATTGTATATGCAAGAAATGCGTGTTTTGATATTGCAAAGAAAAGAGGGTTTAAATACTTTATTCAAATGGATGATGATTATACAAGGTTTGAATATAGGCTATATACAAACAGGATACAAAAACCATCAAAAATAAATAACTTGGATTCAGTTTTTTCTGCATTATTAGACTTTTACAAAAAAACTAAATTTTACTCTATATCAATAGCACAGGGAGGTGATTTTATTGGAGGTAAAAATAATAGAATGGCAAAGAATCCAACCCTGTTTAGAAAGTGTATGAACTCATTTATGTGTAGTACTGAAAGACCTTTTAAATTTGTGGGGAGGATAAATGAAGATGTAAACACTTATATATATAAACAGAGTTTGGGGTTGTTAATGGGTACAATCCCTTTTGTATCTTTAGTTCAAAAAACAACTCAAAAAAACTCAGGTGGAATGACTGATATTTATTTAGACAGTGGTACATATATCAAGTCTTTCTATTCTGTTATTTTCTCACCATCATCCTGTACAATAAAACCAATGGGGGATAAGAATTTAAGACTACACCATTCTATCAAGTGGGATAGTGCAGTCCCTAAAATAATAAGTGAAAAAACAAAAATAGTATGAACAAAACCGAACAACATAAAAAGGCAATACTTGAAGCTTTAGAATCTTCCTTAGGAGTAGTCACAACAGCTTGTAAGAAGGTTGGAGTAGGTAGGACTACATTTTACCAATGGTTAAAAGACGATGAGCAATTTGCTGCTGAAGTTAGAGATATTGAAAACGTTGCTATTGATTTTGCAGAAAGTCATTTACATATGCAGATTAAAGATGGCTCTGCGGCTGCTACTATATTCTTCCTAAAGACCAAAGGCAAAAAACGAGGCTATGTTGAGCGACAAGAAATATCACACGAATTTGAAAGTGGTGACATATCGTTTATAGCAGAAGGGAATGAGCCAGAAGTTAGCTAAAAACCCATTTCGAGTAAGTTCATTATTTAAAAAGAATATTGAAATACCAGAAGGAATAGACCTAACTGTAAACAGAGGAGGAACATCAAGCGGAAAGACTTACTCAATTATGCAGGTGCTGATAGTTAACGCTTGGAACAATCCTAACACGATAACTACAGTAGTTGGGCAAGATATACCAAACCTAAAAAAAGGAGCAATTAGAGACGTTCTAATGATAATATCTACATCGGATTGGTGCAAGAACATTATTAAGTTCTACAACAAATCGGAGCGTATTATTCATTTCTATAACGGTTCAGTAATTGAATTTAATTCTTATGACGATGAGCAGGATGCAAAGAATGGTAAAAGGGATTATGCTTTTTTTAACGAGGTTAATGGCATCAGTTTCGGAATATTTGAGGCTATTTATGTGAGGACAAAAACCCATACTTGGGTAGATTTTAACCCATCTGGTGAGTTTTGGCTGAAGGAAAAGGAATATGAGCGGAGGGATAATGTAAGAACTTTAAAAAGTACCTATGACAATAACCCATTCCTGGACCAAAGTATTATTAATAAGATTCTAAGCTACAAACCAACGCCTGAAAACATTGAGCAAGGAACTGCAGATGAATACAGATGGAAGGTTTACGGGAAAGGGGAGTATGCACCGCTAGAGGGGGCTATTTTAAAACGGTGGAAAAGAGGAAAGTTTAACGATTCGCTTCAGTATGTGTTTGGCTTAGATTGGGGCTGGACTCACCCGTTTACGCTAACCAAAATAGCGGTAGACAAAAAGGCTAAAATCCTTTACGTTAAGCAAATCGCTTATGCTTCTAATTTATCAATGCCTAATATTTTA